TAATAATTGTAAATGAGATAAGAAAAAATCATTTGCACAAAATTGAATAAGGAGTGAAAAATCATGCTTGATTTTAAGGGACAACTCAATGAAGTTGTCAATTGCTTTGGTATTTGGTTAAAAATTCTTAACCATGATGTTATTGCTGAAGCGTTAGGTTGTGCTACTTCACGAATCGACAAGTACGGGAAGTACACAAAAAAAGAGTTAGCAGAAAAGCTAACTATTGATGAAGTTGTCAAGTTGGAAAAACTTGTATCTAGTTATGGATATGAGTTTACAGACGCACCTGAAGTTTCAGTAGCAGAAATCATTAATAAGTGAGGTAAATTAAAATGGAAAATAAAGTATTTGAAGTTGCAATCAGTGCTATGAGTAAAAAGGACAATGGTCAGTTTAAGTCCGACCGATTGTCGGCGTTTCTTGTACCTGTTGATGAAGAACAGGAAAAGAAAATGATTGAATTTGGTATGAATAAGTACACGTCAAAAGACGGTGAGTCGTTCTTTGTAGTTAAGACGTCTGAAAAGGTTGCTCTTTATACTGACGACTCAAATAATTATTTCCCTTTGGGTGGTACAAAGGAAGACAAGTTGTTTAAAACTAAGGACGGTCAATCCGTCTTAGTTAACATCATTACAAGCGAAAGCAAAGGTAACAAATTCTATCGTTTGCAAGCTATCAAAGATGCAAACAACGCATTGGAAGATATTGAATCTCAAAACCCATTTGACAATTGACAAATAAAATATAAAGAATTATAATGAGGATAGATTAGATAATCTATCCTTTTTATTTTGTTTTTAAAGGTGGTGTAAAAATGGAAGAAAAAGAAGAAAAGTCAACTGAAGAAAAGCCTGTTGAAAAAGATGAAACAGTTGAAACAGAAAAGCAAGACGAAACTCAACAAGTTGAAAATGAGCCTGTTACAATTGAACTAATCGACCAGCGATTGCAAGAAATGACGCAAACAATCATTGATACAATCACAAATTTAATGGGTACAGTCGTACAAGAAGAAAAATCAGATGATGAAGAAAAATCTGAAGATGAAAACGACTGGGATAATTTAGACATTTAAGAGGTGTGTAAAATGAATGAAGAAACAAATAAGCAAAATGTTACTAATTTTATGACGTCAGATTATGGCGATAACAAAATGAGTAAGACTAACGAATTGAATTCTAATATGTCTATTAATTCGACTGGTTATGATAATTTGACTGATAAATTAAAGGGAGGTTTTTAATAAATGGCTACTGTGAATTTGAAACAACCGCTTTCAGAAAGTCTTAAAATGTGGAATACGGACAAAAATTTGGCATGGACTTTAGGTACTAACTATTCTAACATTGGTACGCAATTTGAAACATATGTAAATAAGTATCTGTTCCCTAAGTTGCAAGAAACACGAATTATCGAAAAAGAACTTGGCAACCGCTTCAACGGTATGGCGAAAGAAGTTGCGGACATTGCTCAGTTGTCTGAAGAGTATGTAATTCTTGATAGTGTTCCCGTTGATTTGAATTTGGATAGAGAGGAAACACTTATGTTCAAGCGTAACTATCCTAAAATGGCTACACGTCTTTACGGTACTGGTGTACACAAAAAGCAAAAGTTTACGCTTAACGATAATGACAACCGCTTGAATTGGTCTACTCTTGGCGATGCAATTTCTTATGCAGTACGTGTATACCGTAAGCGAATTTCTGATATTAACGTATCGGAAGAAAGTGAAATTAAAGCGATGCTTGTTGACTATGCACTCAATCAAATTTCTGAAGAAAATGTTAGAAAGGTTGAAACGATTGATGACCTTGGAAATATCATTTTTGAGTCGGTTCTCAATTTGCAAAACAACTCCGCAAAGTATAACGAATGCAAAAAAGCAAGCGGTGGGGCTGTTGGTCGATACACAACTGTTTCAGATTTTAAAGATTTGGTGATTTTGACGACCGATAGTGTTAAGACGTATTTACTTAATACTAAGATTGCTAACACTTTTCAAGTTGCAGGGCTTGATTTGACGGGTCATATCATGTCTTTTGATGATTTGGGCGGAAACTTTAAAGTTACTTCAGATATTACATTGACGGAAGCCGATGTAACATATATGCGGACTATGGGCGATTATCAAGCTAAAGCAGGCGACATTATTAATAATGGTGTTGTGTTTACTTATGATATTTCGCAAGCACCGTCATTCAAAGGTAAAGCAGTAGAAATTAAACCTACAATGAAAGAATGGGCTTTAATTTTTGATAAGAATGCTTTGTATTATAAGCGTAACACGTCTAAACTGTTGCCGACTTCATTCTACAACAACGAACTTGACGAGTATACCTATTGGATGCACTATTATTCATTTAAGGCTATCAGTCCTTTTTATAACAAACTTGTATGCGAAATTAGTAAATAGAGGTGTGAATGATGAGCGATAGGCTAGGTCAAGAAATAACCAAAGAGTTATCTGAGAAAGTTATTGCTCACAGAAACCAATTCTACGATTTTTTCGTTGGTAAGTATATAGAGGGCTTAACCGCCCTTTTTTTATACAAAACAGGAAAACCTGTTAACTCCGCAAAGATTGAGTTAGCTTTGAGAAGCGGTTTATCTGTGGCATATGGTAAAAATAATCTTGGTAATGATTGCATTTTAGGTTTAGTCAAAAATGATAATACTTTGAATAACAATTCGATTGACTTATGTTTGAATGACCGAATAGCAACGAATAAGGATATTCAGTATATTATACCTGAAAATTTGCGACTACCTACTCAAACAGAAATAACAGAACTTGATAATTGTACAAGTGGTAGTTTCACGATTATTCGTAACAAAGACTTATGGCTAGTAAATGATTACGACATTATCCGTCACTACGCCGATGAACTTTCTGAAATTGTTGCGTCAAGGTTTAGTTTGATTATTCAAGCAAAAGTAATGACTGTATTTTATGGTGAAGTTGGTAATGAGAGTTTGGAGCAAATGATTGCTAATCTTTATAATGGCAGCCCCGTGTTGAAAGCGTCAAAACTGTTTGATGTTGAAGACAATATGTTTACAATTAACAACGCTAGTCTTGCTCAAAACTTGCAAGAGCTTAAAACAGAATATCAAAACAAAATTGCCGAACTAAACACGCTTTTTGGTGTAAATGTTCTTGCTGTGTCGAAAGAAAGTGGAGTTACCGAAAGCGAAAGCAACGGTAATCTTTCTTACGTCAAGACTAATCTCAACACGTATTTGCGACCACGCCAAAAGGCTTTTGAGTTGTATAACAAGCGTTTTGGTACTGATTACAAGGTTTTACCTAACTTCAAGTTAAATATTGGTGGTGAGTAATTTGAAAACAACGACAACGCTTGAAGAAATTCTTAGGAATGAAGCGTCAAAATATAAAGACTGGGACGATATTTTTAATAATGAAGACGGTCAATTAATCAGATATGGGGGTGAAGATGCGCTTATTTATCAGGTAGCAAAGTACACTGATATGATTGCAGATGTAGCCGACCATGCGTTTTTCAGTGGTTACAAGTTATCAGATGTAAATGCAGATAGGTTTTTTAAAAAGATGTTTGTTAACAGATTTTTAGTCCGTGAGATAGGTTTCCAAACAGTGGATATTTTTAGAACACGTTTAATCGGTCTGTTATTACAATATGAACAGTATATTGTAAACACGTATATAAATTATGAAAAAATGTTCACTGGGCATTCTGAAAATACAACCGACCAAAAAGGACAAGGACTAAACAAACAACGATATGCTCATGTATCACTACCACAGAATAACGTTAATATTGACCTAAATAATGATAATGCAGAGTATGCAGATATTAACGATTTGACAAACAACTCTTCGAACAATACAAATAATTCTAAGACTGTATCTGATAAGTTTTCGCCCGATGTTTTGGCAAAACTACAAAATGTATATCAAAAAGTTTTAGATGATTTTGACAAAAAATTATTTTTACAGGTGTTTTAATATGGGGATTTTAGAATTTGAATCAATTATAACAATTTTTTTGATGATGCTTGATATTGCTTTAGGTTTTATTAATCATGTTTTTTATAAAAAAGATAATGTTTCGTCACTAGCGCTTAGGTCAATCGGTGAAAAATTTACAATTTCATTGATTGTGATTTCATTATGTATCATAGTACATTTAAATGATACGCATATTTTTGATGATACTGTTACCGACCTAATCAATGGGTATGCAGTAATTGCAAAAAGTGTGATAGTCTTTGTTTGCTACTATGAATTAACAAGTGTTTGCAAGCATATTCAAATTATGACGGGTATTGACTTGACAAAGTTTATTAAAGGTTTAAAATCAGAAATAGAAAACAGAAAGTGAGTGATAAATAATGTTTAAACATTTTCCTTTTATTCATAATCATGGTGATTTTGTACATCTAGACGCTTTACGTGATTGGCTTAGGGGTGTTGTATCTCTTGAAACTTTTTTGAAAAGCAAAAATGATAAAGCTATTGTAAAAGATATGCACTTCACAGATGAAAGAACTACCGTTGATTATATCGATACAAAAGACGATACAGAAAAGACTGAAACACTTTGCGAGTATCTTACTAGTGGTGTCTTTGATGAAACTAATCCTAGTCAGATTAATAAAGTTGATAAAATTACAGTGAGAAAAGATAGTCACGGCGAAAATTGGCTTGATATGAGAGAGAAAGCAACACAAAAACAAAGGCTTGGAGTTATTCGTTCAAATGTCCCGATTGCATATGATGCAACTGATGATTACTCAACTTCACTAAATAGAGTAGCGCATTTAGGTTTTACTAATCGTTCGATTAAAATATATAGTGACGATAATTTAAATATGATTAAACGTTATGAATTTTGTAATCCAATTGCATATAATGTAACAGATAATTATAAAAATGCGTCAAAAGCGTATTATGTTGGCGTGAATGAAGACGGAGTTACAGTTTTTAATACAGATACACAAGAAGTTACTCAAAAATATAACTTTAAAGATAATGTAAAAGATATTGAGTTAAATGATTGTAATCCTTTTGGTTCTTGTTATAACCAACAAACGGGTAGTACGATAAATATTACGCTTCATCAACCGTCAATCGTGACAAAAATAGGGAATGTAATTGTAAACGGTCAATTTATGTATGAACTAGCGACGCCAGTTACAATTCAAGCGGGTAAAGGTGTAACTTTAAATTTTTTGCAAAACACATTACCATTTGGGGGATTAGGCGACCACAAATTTAGCAGAAACTTTTTTGCAAAACATATTGAAGTTTTGCAACATGACGGGCAATTTAATTCTGGGGTCATTTCTACTATTTCACGTGATAAAAATTATCCAATTGGTCATGGGAATATTTCAGTAGCTTTGTTTAACTCTACTGATATAGACAATAATTTTGATACATTTCTTTTTACATTTTAGATAGGTGGTGCAAAAATATGTTTCCATTTAATGACCCGTCATTTAACAAGGACTGGGAAGAGATATGCCATTGGTTTGGTGACAAGCGTCATTTTCGCCCTTGGTATGATGACGATGCAGACTATAACACGAACGCCAAAAGCTACTATGATTTTTTAGCTAGGTTTATCCGTCAGCTCGACTATATGATTACACTCATGAACAAGCTACTTGACGAAAATATTGAAACGCTTGAAACAAACACAGTAAGACTTTTGAAAGACGGAGACTGGAAAAAATACCATATTGAAAATGGTAAGGTCGTTTACGATGCGGGCGGTTCAAATATTGAAAAGTTGTCCGCCTATGTCAAAATCTCAAAAGCTAGCCTTAACGATATTGTCGCAAAAGACGATGGAATTTGGAGCGAAAACTTTCAACCAAAAATTGACGCCCTCAATCATAGGATTGATGAACTTGATGCAAAGGTAGAACGCTACCACTCTGAATTGACTAACCTTATCAATGCGCTTACGCAACGTGTATCCAGTCTTGAAAGCAGAGTAACCACGCTTGAAAGCAGAGTAACCACGCTTGAAAATGCACTGAAGAAACTTTTGCAAAACTTGCATGATAGTGGAGCATGGACTTATGACGGCAACATTTTGAACGGTAGTCTGAACAGTGGTCGCAACCTTGCAACAGGTAACATAAATTTGTTTGGTGGTAGTCAAGACGGCGGTTCATTTATCCGTACAAATAACGGACATACTGAAAATGATATCACGGCGGGTATTTAAGGAGTGATTATCTATGGTGTTACAGTTAAAACCTTATTTTGGTGGTGGAACAACGGGAAGCCACCCCGTTATCGAAAAGCAGGGCAATCCACCGTGGTACAGTGAAGACTATGCAACATTTACAAGTAAAATCAGAGACCATAATAATTGGTGGTGGGACGATAGTCATGATTTCCTCTATTCTTTAAACGGTGACGTTGGGTTTATCCAGTATGGTACAAACAGAAGCGATTTCGCTAGTGTTCGGTTCTGTTTTGAGAAAGTAACATGGACTAATGAAAGAGTTGATAGTGACGGTAATGTCTCAGCAGATGTTACGATTGAAGTTAAATTTTTAGGTGGACAAAAAACAACTATGTCACAAGCGGGCTATCCAGTTACGAACTCTCTTGTTTTCAACGGGCAAACGATTGCTTCTCATACAGGTAATACGATTGATAGCTACTCTATTGAGTGCAATCCGCAAGTTTTCCATGTTAGTGTTACGATTCCACCACAACAGTATGCTCAAAACATGAAACTGGTTTATAAGTCTGTTTACCCACAGGGGCAAATAGCTAATGCAGAGCTACAAATTGGTTTTACGCTTTACAATCCGACCCCGCCTGTGTATGTTCCAATGGCAATCAGAAAATCGGGGTCGTGGAAAAGTTTAAATTCTAACAATGGTTTTATTCATATCAGAAAATCGGGGTCGTGGATTGATAAAAGCAAGGAAAACACGGGTACGCAACGACAAGAAAACCACGGTCATAACCGTATCAGAAAATCGGAAAAATGGCTTCAACTACCTAAGATGTAATGTTGACATACTGAAATAATATGCTATAATATAAGTATGGTGTTGGTATAGAATCCTGTTCCTTTTAATTATCTTTTTTTCCACTTGCATATTGCAAGTGGTTTTTTATTATGATATAATATAGTTACTGTCTGTTAGCCGTCTGTTTTTACAGACGGTTTTTATTTTATTGTTGACATTGTGATTAAAAGTGTTATAATATAATTGTAGCAAAGCTACAAACTCATAAAATATATATCCTACTTACTTCTAAGTACATTGTAGTATTTTTACGCTGTAACTATATTTCCTTTTTTCTTATTTTTGTTTACGTGATTAGCAATCAGAATTTGTCTGATTGCTTTTTTTGTGCTACAATATAGCTATACGGGAAAACCGCAAATTTAAATGAAAGTAAAAATTTCTCTTTTGCGCTCATGTATTGATTGCATGGGCGATTTTCTTAGGGGGTAATTTTATGTCAAATCTTTTTGTAGACGTTGCTTCTTACCAAAGTGACGATATTTCTTTTTTCAACACTCTCAAATCAAAAGGTATCAAGGGAGCTTGTATCAAGGTAACAGAGGGTTGCCAACATGGTACTAACTATATTAATCCAAAATGGCAGAAACAACTTGATTGTTGCAGAAAAGCAGGGCTTGTCCCGTCATTTTATCACTTTGCCCATTGTAACGGGGTAAAGGATTGCGAATGTGAAGCAGATTTTTTTATTAATCAGCTTGAAAAAGCAAAAATTGACCGTTCTCATGTATTGGTACTTGATTTTGAAACAAGCACTTGCTCAGTCGCAAATTGTAACGCTTTTCTTATGCGTTGCAAAATACGGGGGTGGAATAATCTTGTAACATACACTTACCGTAATTTATATGATACTCACTTGAAAGATAGGGGCTTGATTACTGTTTATAACTGGATTGCAGACTACTCAAATAACAAGCCTGTGGACTGTGGCGCATGGCAATTTACAGACAACTGGAATGGTATGCATGTTGATTGCTCATATGATTACACTGGCTTTATGACTACACCGCAACAACCTAAGCCTGTACCTAAACCAGTATCAAATAACGCTCAATGGAGAACTGAACACGGTACGTTTACGCTTGATGCGGGTCAAGCTATCCGCTTGCGTACTTTGCCGAAAATGAATGCTAACACGATTGCAGTTTTGTATGGCGGTCAATCGGTCATTTATGATGCATGGTGTATCACAGATAATCATGTATGGATTAGACAACCACGGGGCAATGGTAATTATGGTTATCTACCTACTGGAGAAGCCGAAAACGGTAAACGTGTAAACTACTGGGGCAGATTCCAATAAAAATAAGAGTATTCTCAAATAAGAGAATACTCTTTTTTATTGTAAGTATGAACGGGCAATTTTATTTATCATGGTTTTAAAATCGTCTTGTTTTAGTTTCCTATCGATTGCTTTTGTGGAATTATCGTCACTGTTTGAATGCTTCATAATTTTGATGAAATCAAGTGTAGGATAGCTTTTTAGAATGTATTCTTTTGAAAATGCATTCTCAAAATAGAAAAAGTCTTTAGTGTATTTTTTATAAAAGTTGTCTTTGTAAAAACTGTCTTTTAAATATACACTGTCTTTTTTATTGTCTGATAAGTCCGTATTAAATTGATAACTGTCAGCAATCGGCTTGACTGATAAAATCGGTTTATCTTCAATGTACATATAAATATATCGGTCAATCGTTTTAATTATCACGGGCAAAGTGGTTGATTTTGGTACTTTTAGTTGCCAACTGTTATATTTAAACTCACCTGTCACGCTTTCATCATCATCAAACAAGCGGTTATTTTTAGTATTTTGTGCTTCATTGTTTCTTCTTCTTTCCAGTACGATATTACCATGTTTCTGTACTGTATTAATCGGTTGTGTTTCAAGTGCTTTATACAAATTATATCTAGCCAAAAACTCACTTGACCAGTCGACTGGATTTGCAAGTAAAATCACTTTGCGTAAATGATTTGTGTATTGCATTGCTTCAGTTTCATCGCTATCCATTGTTTCAAAGATTGTTTTGAATTTTTTGTATTCGTTGGCAGCATAATCCCCACCAATACTCAAAAACTCATCATATAAAGCAATATTACACTTTTTCAACATTGCACGATAATACTTCAAGTCGTCAGCATTGTTTAAGTCGACAATGAGAAATACTAGCTCATCATGATAATAAATTTGGCAAAGATTAAGACTGTACATTACATTGATAGATTTGTTGTCTAATTCTTTATCGTTAAAATAAATATCTCTAATCTGTGTTATCATTGCAGATTTTAATTCAGAGTGACGAGTTACTATCAACGTACAGAATTTTAAGCTATCATGCAAAAGAGCCAAAGCCCTTAAAACGTTGTAAGTTTTACCGTCCCCACGGGTGGTTATTGATACAAGCATATCAATGTCCTCATCATCAAGGTAATTCATGAATTCAAGTTGATTATACTTTTTTGGAATACCTTTTCTGATTTTAGCTAATTCTTTTTGATATTTTGACTGTTTGTTTAAAATACCCATAATTTAATCACCTCATCACTTAAAACGAACTACACAGAAATAAGGATAATTCAAGTTAGTGTAGTAGCTGTTCATAAACCAGTCAAGACTAGCTGTGTAGAATGTCTTGCTTCCACTTTGGTTGCAGAAAGGAGCGTCTTTTCCGTCACCGCTCATGATACCTGTATGCTGTGAATTGCCCGCCCCGCTTAGGGGATTAGCACCCATGATTAAAATATCTCCCTTTTTGACTTTATTCATATAGTCAGTTTTAAATGAATTCATGCTCCCCTCATATACGATGCACCCTATGCTTTTAAAATGAGTGTACATAGTACCCGTGTTTATATATCCGTTGTTCCAAATTGTCGGATAAATATCGTGTATAATCCACCCTACAAAACCGCTACAATCACAATATCCACAGATATTTGGATTGAGTGACGGTCTAGCATTAGAATAGGTGAACTGTCTTTGTTGCATGCGGTTTAGAACGTTCATAGCTTTTTCAACCTTATCATCGTGACTGGACTTATCCTGTGAATTCGTTGCTTGCGTATTTGATATTGATTGACTGTTTCCAGTTGATATTTGCAACGCATATTTTACTGTCAACCAGTTTTTAAAACGTCTAAATTTTATACCGCAACCCTTAAATAATGACCCATTCATGTATATCTTTCCGGGTTTGATTGTTGCAAAATGAAACTGGGGCGTGACATTAGTTTGGTCGTTTGTAGGTAAACCGTCACCGCTTGAATGGTTTCCACTTGACGAACTCTTGAACGGGTCGCCACCTAAGCGCTTGATAGCGTCAATGATATTATCGTATGGGTTGCCAAAATATACGCTAGGAGCGCTTGTCCCTTGATGTTGCGTACACCAGTTTGTCCCGTATACCCACGCATTGCCCGCCATTGTTGACGGTATATAATAGCGCCCGATTGAGCCTTGTTTACAAGCGTTTAGAGCTTTCCTAGTGCTTCCGCCTGTATCTTCAATATAAGGCGCACCGCCCATGACCTCAACGGCGCTGTATGCAGGATTAGAATGCATATTATTTATAATTGATAAAATATATTTACAATCATCACGCATACAACCATAACCGCTGTTTGCTGTATCATGCGTATAGTGGTTTATCCAATTTCCCGCTCCCCCGCCTTCCTCGATACTAATTAACAGAAACATAACATATCCACCGTTTAGCATTGATTTTAAAAGCGGGATATACTTGTTTTTCATGGTACTTTGATTACAACCATAACTTCTAATTACACTTGTACCACTTGCAAGAAAGTGATTGATAATTTTTTCTTCACTAATACCGAAATTTTCAGAAAAAGCATTCTGAAAAAACTGATTATACTGGTCGTTCGTGTATTTTTTATATACAACCATAAAATACCACCTCAATTAAAATTATCAAAAAGCGACTGTTTGAACGGGTTTTCGCTCCCGTTGTTTTTCCAAAAGCGCACGCCATTTTCAAGTGTTGCTTTTAGCTGTGGCGTAAAGATTGAAGGTACATTTTTCAAGGAAAAGTTTCCTGTACACTGAAGGAAATTGCACTTTTTACAACTGTCTACTTTTTCCACAGGAACAACCTGCTTAAATTCAAAGCCAAAAAGCGCATGATATTTGATAACCTGTTGTATATCATTAGGTGAAATAGATTGATATTTTGCGGTCACGCCATAAATGCCCTTAGCAATATTGAAAGCCTGTGAATTGTTTTGGCTTGACACAGTAGGCGCACTAATTGCCTTGTCCTCTAATTCAGCTTTCTGTTGTCTGTAATATTCGTACTCGTTGCTCATCATACCAACGGCGTTCGTTGCAACGCCTAACGGGCTTTTTGAGTACATTGATGTAGTCAATGAAACCGCATTGAAAAGCTTATCTTTAACACTTGTATTTGGACTTGTGATTTGATTAATTCTACCACTGAGAGTTTTTGAGTTTGCTAATGCCCTTTGGTGTGCAGACTGTGCATATGATAATTTGTAATTATCAACCAAAACGGGAATATCGTCAAATTGATTAAAGATAAGACCGTTCATCGTATATGCTCCTCGCCATAACCCGTCAATGCTGTTTTCATTGTCAGATTGATAGCGGTCAGCAAACACTCTAATTTCATTATGGTAGCCAAATGTTGATTGACCGTAAATTTGTAATCCGTCACTAGGTAAAAATGCAGGATTATATTCTACTGTTTGCCCCGACCAGTCGGTTAAGGTTATGTTACCGTACTCCTCACGCTTGATAAAAGGTGGTACGTCACCACCGAAAAGACGTTCGTTTATATCTGATAACGATGCCGAAATTTCATCAAGTTTTTGCGTTTTTGTCTTGCCATTGTTTTTCAAAGTATAAAAACCGACTTGATTAAGTGCTTTTGTATGTTCGCTTTGAAATTGCTCAAAATCTGTATTATCTACCATGTCAGCTGGTACAATTGCAACGTTATTAACATTCTGAATTATCCACGGATAATCAGACAAGACTTCCATAATATTTGAAAACACGCCCTGAGATGAACATAAATAAAGGTCAACGGGACTAACAACACTATCGTATGATTGCCCGCATGACGTTCTTAATTTAGGGTCATCTTCCGTTCCAAAATTGCTTGCAAGTGAAACAGATGAAGTAAATACGACGCATTGTTCTTTCCACCCTTGAAGCGCTTGATAACGATAACGCTTAGGAAACCTCAAAACGTCACTATTGGTTAGTAAATAGTCTTTATACTGATTGAAACTTGAATTTGAAAGAGATTGTCGTAAAATTTGTACATTAGACAAAAAAGGCGTAAAATCGCCCTGTAAAAATGTCATGACTGTATCAACCATTAAATAAATGTTCATTACACGGTCATTAACGTATTCGCAATTAGTAACAAAACAGTAATACCATTTATCATTGTCATATTCAGACCTAAAACGTGCATAATTTACACCGTAAGTCTGTATCGGTGATATTGGGGCTTGAATAACAAGTCTGTCCTTTACCATATCAAACTTATTTTCAAAAGTCACTTTTTCATAATGTTCATCAAAAAATCGGTCACGCTCCCCGTCACTTGAAAAGTGAATTGTGTTCACTAGGTCAGTAAACGGGGTATTTTTAAATAATTGAATTTCAGTCAGTTTCATTTTTCAATCTCTTTTCTTATAACTTTATATTTAGATATAAGCACGTCTATTGACATACCGTCATTCTCTTTTTCTACTGGGTTTAGGTCAGCTAAACTACAACTACAAAACGGGGACTCAATATATAATACACCGCCCTTATCATCAATATCAGAAAACTTCTCATTGCCTACTATCATAGTCATATTATAACATAATCTAGTTTTTATTTCATCGGGCTTCAAATACTTTCCACCCTGTTGCAAAGTTGTCGGAGCTTCAAAGATTGCAATAGTCCCTGTTTTAGTGTATGAATGTTTCGTCACAAGCATTTTAACCCCGTCTGAAAATTGCGTTTTTACGAACTCTTCAAAGCTCATATTAAGATTGAATGTGTTAAGTGGTACGCCACCGCAATGGACTTCAATCTCATCATCTTTGTTCAAAAGACAATATTTCTTGTGATTTAGTACAGACATTTTCTTGATACAATCGTGTTCAATATCCCATGCACCTAATTCATATTTATCAAACTTAGTCTTGTCTTTGATTGTATCAAAGTATTTTCTAGTGCAGAAAATAGAATCAGTATCAGCATAAATAAAACCATTGTCAACGCCTTTCACGTTATTAGTCAAGGGGCTAAGCAGATTGCGGATAGCATAAGCCGTGACAGCAGAAGCAAAAGCTATGTTACGCTCACGGTTTTTAAAACCGTTGATAAAATTTTGGTATTCTTTGCCGTTCCACTCAAACAGATTAAAACGCTCACGCAAAGCAGGAATACCATAGATACCGTTTAAACATACCTTAGTTACATAAATTTCCCCGTAAGATAATCCTTGTTTCTTCCCGTCTGTCTTACGCTTATAAAACTCTTGTAAAATGTTACGTGAGCCAAAAGGCTTTGCAACCCATTTAAGCCCGCTTTTAACGTACATTTTATCAATTGCTTTGCCTGTCAATCTCTCTAACAACTGGATATGAGGTGTAGACAAGTATACACAGTCATAAGCATTATTAAAGTACTTATTCAAATATTTCCTAATTTGAAAGCTAGGAATTTCAGCAAGAATTTTACAAAACTCATCACGCTTAATTTCAATCATGTAATAATAGTTGCTGTCAAGGTCAAGTTTGCACTCTTCAAACTTATCTACAATGTAAGTAGGTAATGATTCGTTTGCCATAACATTAGGATATGAACTGTTCAAATCAAAATGAACAATATCCTTTTTAATTTTACCTACATACTTATCATTGTATACATTTAGACCGCCCTTGTAAAATCTGTGGATATAATCATACAAGTTGCAATCGTTAAATTCATAATCACCATAATTGATTTTATATGGTTTTTTCTTGATAGTAATCGTATTAAGCAACTGAACGCTTGCAAGCTCATTCTTGTTATATGCTTGCAAAATGTTTTGCGACAAGCTCCTCTTACTTATATCAAACTCAGGAAACAACAAGTTATAATTCTTATATGCAAGATACAAGATATTAGTATCATTGCCAACGTATTGCAATGAATGCGGAGAAAGATTTTTATACACAAGGTCTGCATATTGACGGGCTTTCAAATCTGATAAGTCAATTGTCAAATCATACCTAGTGTAATCATAATCAAGTTTTTCGCCCTGTTCATCAATTACACCATGGTGATACAATAACTTTCCTAAAGTGTTTATACTAGCCTGAAACTTAGGATAACTGTCCTCAGTTACAAATTCAACCCCATAAATTCTAAAATCAAGGTCAAGGTTAGTCTTTGCCTTGACCCTACTTTCTAGCATAAAATCGTCTTTGCCTAAACTCTTTTTAGTTGTTTGAAAATCATGTATATCTGAATTTCTTTGATATTTGTTCAGAACTTCCATACCGTAATAATCAATCAACGTCTTACGCAAAAAATGGAAATCATAGCGACTCCCATTGTGTGCAATCAACTTGTATTTCTTATAACCTAAATTAAGAAGATAATCAAGCATTGACTTAATAGAATTGAAATTGATTTTTACCTTGTTTTCGTCCTCATCATCGTATATCATTGTACATACATAGTCAATGACTTTACGTTCACTAGGTTTTTTTACCCTAGTGTTATATTGTAGTGTTTCAATATCAAAAAAGATATTAATAGGTTTTTTTTCTCCCATTTACTTACCTCTTGAAATTGCGTCAACCGTTGCATAATATACAACCCTCACGCTGTCGTAACCTTCACCATAATAAAAATGGTTTGCCATTCTCAAAAGCTTGTTAAACGAACGAAAATCGCCTTTATCGCAAGCCATTTGTTGCAAGAAACGGTAATAAGGTACATTTTCACGCCCGTGAGTACACATCTCAACGAACATATATAAATCCTTCCAGTACTCGCTACCGTCTTTTATTAATGCTTTTGCGTCAATCCATGATATTTTGACGCTTTCCATACCTTCAAAACCGATAGGCAAGTTTTCTATTTTGCTTGCCAATTGCGGGTCATTGTTAGCAAATAATGAAGTATCAAAGCCCATTATTTCACTCCCTTAAATTGTCATTGTCAAATTCATTCATTAAAGTCTCAGTCAAATTCTTAAGCACTAATGACATAACGTGTACGTTACATAACCATTCATTAAAAGTGACGTCTGAACCGTCAAGGCTCTTGATGTAGTCGTTAAACTCAATCAAGAATTCTGTTCTTGACATACCTATTTCAGATAATAAACTTAATAATTGCTTGATTTTTTCTACTTCCATTTTGTTACACCCTCTCATATTTATTACAATATTATTATATTACCTTTAAAATTTTTTTGCAAGTACTTTTTACAAACTTTTTTGATTTTTTTCCCGACCCGAT